GCTCCAGTAAGAAGAGAAATTAAAAGAAGAGATATTGGCGAAGTTTAGTAAATGTTCAGATTCGAAGACAAGCTTCGGGAGATTGAAACGGCTCTCGAGAAAAAACGTAGCAAGTGGGATTTAGACGCTGTGCCATCTGTTGATTATGATGACATCAAGCAAATCATTATGACACATATTTACAAAAAGTGGCATATGTGGGATCAAGAAAAACCAATTGAGCCGTGGCTAAGTCGAGTCGTATCAAATCAGTTTAAAAATCTTTTAAGAAATCACTACGGCAATTATGCTAGACCTTGCTTAAAATGCCCACACAACATGGGAGGCACATCTTGTGAAAAAACTTTCTCCGCAGTACAAGACAATACATGTGCCGACTACGCTGATTGGGAGAAAAGAAAGAAATCAGCATACGATATAAAATTAGCCGTAACAATAGAAAACCATTCAAACGAAATACAACAAAGACAAGACGATAACATAGATATTGCAGAAGCTACAGAAAAAATATCCAGAGAGCTTCAACCGCAGTTATCTACAAAGCAATATGTTGCTTTTAGAATGTTGTTTGTGGAAAATCACTCAGAAGAAACTGTGGCAAACTATTTGGGTTACAAAACAACAGAAAAAAGAAGATCAGCTGGCTACAAGCAAATAAAAAATCTAAAGAAGATATTTCAAGAGAAAGTAAGAAACATATTAGAAAATAAGGATATAATATGAACGATTTAACACCAGAACAAAAAACAAAAATTTTAGAGGAGTTTGAAAAGAACCCCAACATCATTGACATAACAAAAATAGTTTTTAATGACGACAAACTAGATGGCAGGTCAAAAGAAGGAAGATCAGTCACAAAGTTCTTAGCAGAAAACGGTTTAAAAGTAAAAACAACAAAACACAAAAAAGTAGAGTCAATTGAATTAACCCAAGAGCAAGAAAACATTATAGAACAAAGAGTTGATGCTGGTTGGTCATCTCTACAGATAGCAAAAGAATTATTTGGAAACTCTGTAAGAAATTTAAGCAAAGAGCAAAGAACCGTACATGAATATATTTTAACATTAGGTAGAGAAGCTCCACCAGAAGAAACACCAACATATGTGGCTCCACACGCTATTTCCAGAATAATTAAAAAAATTAATGACTCAACTGGATATGGTTTGGAAGAAGACAAGATGTCAAGACATCAAACAGTTTGTTGTGAAAAACTAAGAACTAATTTAAACAATTCTAGATTTGTAGCTATCGTAAACAATTATATAAACGTAAGGGACAAAGAACTTTTCGAACAAGAGTTTATAAGGTTAACCTGGGATAAGCCAGATTTAACACCAGACGAATTAAACTTATATATGAATGTATGTAAAGAAATCATAAATTTAGAATTAATAACATCTCACCTACAAAAACTTAATGATATGTTTGAGTCGGCGGACGATCAAGATGAGATGAGTATAAGATTGGCGGAAATCATCAAAGCAAAAAGTGCAGAGTACCATCAATGTGAAAGCCGTATAGAAAATTTGACTAAAAAGTTACAAGGTGACCGTGGAGAAAGAATGAAGAACAGAGCAAAGGAAACGGCTTCATTTTTATCTATCGTTCAATTGTTTCAAGAGGAAGAGGAACGCAAGAACATGGTACGCATAGCAGAGATGCAAAAAGAGTTAATTAAAGAGGAAGCCCAAAAGTTAGAGGGCATGGCGGCTTGGAAAGCAAGAGTTTTAGGTATAAGTGTTGACGATGTCTTATAAGTGCAAAGAATGTGGAGAAGAGTTTGCTTCTGAAAAAGCTTTACATGCTCATATCAAGAAGCACGGTCTTTATGTAGCTGATTACTATGTTAAACACTATCCAAGGTTTAATAAACTTACTGGTAATCCAATACAATTCAGAAAGAAAGAGCAATACTTTACTACCGACTTTGCAAACAGAAATCAAATGAGACAGTGGTGCGAAAAGTCTGACAAGTCTGAAGTAAGAAGTTATATCTTAAAAGTTTTGGCAGAAAGAATTAAAATGAAGGAGTGGGAATATGCCCCAAATCATTTAGAGTTATATAAAACAAAATTACCAGATATTGACATATACAAAAAGTATTGTGGTGGATATAATAAAGCTTGTAAAGAAATAGGTATGGAACCTCTTTTGAAAATGCCATTGACTAAAAAGTTTTTTAATGATTTCGATGTTAAGGTGTTTATTGACACTCGAGAGCAAAAACCTTTACATTTTAAAAACTCCGAAAGTTTAAAATTAGACTTTGGTGATTATACTTTAGCTGGAGAAGACTTTACTAATACCTTTGTAGATAGAAAAAGTCCGACAGACTTCCTTGGGACTTTTGGTAAGGGCTTTGATAGATTTAGAAGAGAAATGGAAAGATGTGTTAATGTTGGTGGCTATATGTATATTGTGGTTGAAAAAGAAATAAGAGAGATGCACAAACAATACTTCCCGGGTAAAAGACCATCTAGTTTAAACTGGGCTTTTTCAAATATGGTAAAACTTCAACACGAATTCCCTAGGAAATGTCAATTCGTGTTTACTAGATGTAGAGAGCAAAGCCAATTAATTATTCCAAAGTTATTAGCTTTGGGGGAAGAACTTTGGGAAACAGATATTCAATATTATATAGAAGAAGAAGATGTCTTGGGAAGCAGGTAATCAAAAACCCCTACAAAGGGAAAATGTTAACGAACAAATTTTAGAACTTGAGGGATACCTTGAAGACAACAAGGCAAAGTATTGGTTGTATAAATTTTTAAAAGAAAACATAACATTCACAACAGAACTGTTAACTGGTATAGAATTATTTCCATTTCAACACATGGCTGTAAAGGCCATGATGGAAAATGATTACTTTTTGGGCATATGGTCTCGTGGTATGTCAAAATCCTTTTCTACGGGCATTTTTGCGCTATTAGACGCTATGCTGAACCAAGGAGTGCATATTGGTATTATATCTAAGTCATTTCGTCAGTCTAAGATGATATTTCGTAAGATAGAAGATATAGCACAAGACAGTAAAGCAGAATTATTTCAACAATGTATCGGTAAGGTTACAAAGTCCAATGATGAATGGTCCATGCAGATTGGTAAGAGTCGTATAACAGCTTTGCCTTTGGGCGATGGTGAAAAACTTCGTGGTTTCCGTTTCCAAAGAATTATTGTGGACGAGTTACTTTTGATGCCAGAAAAAATCTATAACGAAGTTATCATGCCATTCTTGGCTGTTGTAGAAAACCCAACAGAAAGACAAAAAATTAAAGACGCTGAGGATCAAATGATTAAAGCGGGCAAAATGACAGAAGAAGACAGAAAAGAGTGGCCAAGTAATAAAATGATTGGGTTGTCCTCTGCATCTTACAAGTTTGAGTATTTATACAAATTATATCAAACATACGAGAATATGATTTTCAATCCAGGCGCTAAAAATCAAGGTAGAAGGTGTATTATGCAGTTTTCTTATGACGCCGCACCAAAAGCTTTGTATGACGAAAATTTAATTACACAGGCTAAAGGCTCTATGAGTCAATCGCAGATTGATCGAGAGTTTAATGCGATATTTACTGATGATAGCGCAGGTTACTTTAAAATTAGTAAGATGGCTGATTGTACGATCGTAGATGGAGAATCTCCTTGTGTTGAAGTAGCTGGAGACCCAGATGCACAATACATCATGGCGTTTGACCCCTCTTGGTCTGAATCAGAAACATCTGACGACTTTGCTATACAGGTGATTAAATTAATACCAGAACAGAAAAAAGGTGTGATTGTTCATAGTTATGCTTTACCGGGAACAAACCTAAAGAAACATATAATATATTTTAAATACCTTCTAGAACACTTTAACATAATTATGATTGTGGGAGACTATAATGGTGGTGTTCAATTTTTAAATTCAGTAAATGAAAGTGATATATTTAAGAAAGCCGGTATAAACATAGGGTGTTTTGAATCTGATTTCATACATCCACAGAATTACGTGAGTGATTTAAAAGAGGCTAGAAGACAATACAATGTATCTAGTGGTGTTATATGTAACTTACGCAAACCCACGTCACAATGGATTAGAAACGCCAATGAAATGCTTCAAACATCTTTCGATAGAAAAAAACTATACTTTGGCGCCACAGCTATGGACGATAACTATTCGATGCAGAT